TTGTACCACTCAATGGACAGGTGCGGTACAGACGGGGGAGACAGGGAGAAAGAGCCGGTAATCTTGAAGTGAGGCAGCTTAATTTTTGGTAGTTTCCACTCAAAGCTGAAGCAGTCCTTGATTCTGTCTATAATGTTCTTTACTGTGTCCCAAATGCCTGTGAAAATGCTTTTTACGCTTTCCCACATAGCGGAAGCCTTAGATGTAACGGAGTTCTTTATGTTGTCCCAGACTGAAGATAGTGACTCAGATACATTGTTGAAAATGTTAGATGTAGCTTCCTTTATTGCGTTCCATCTCGCCTCAATGCTTTCGCCGATGTTCTGCAAAATAGGCATGAGGCGTTCTTTCATAGCGTCCCACTTGTCGCCTACAGCATTCTTTAGAGCTTCAACTGTATCTGATACGCTTTCTTTTGCGCTGTCCCATTTCTCTTTTACAGTGTCAGTAACAGCGGAAACGATAGAAGAAACGCCGCTTTTGATGTCATTCCACTTCTGGCTGACGGCTTCTTTTGTAGCCTCAACAGCACTGGATACAGCATTTTTCGCGGTCTCCCACTTTTCTTTTACGTTGTTTGAAATGGCTGTGAGAGTGGACGAAAGTTTGTCCTTAATGCCCGTCCATATCGATGACAAAGACTGAGACACATTATTGAAAATGTTAGCGGTAGCGTCTTTGACAGAGTTCCATTTTGCAGTAATGTTTTCGCCGATGCTCTGTAAAATAGGCGTAAGGTGTTCTTTAATGGCGTTCCATTTCTCGCCGACTGCGGTCTTTATGGCCTCTACAGTTGCGGATACTCTTTCTTTCGCGCTGTCCCACTTCTCTTTGACTGTATCGGTAACAGCGGTAACGGCAGAAGAGACGCTGCTTTTGATGTTTTCCCACTTCTGGCTGACAGCTTCTTTTGTCCTCTCGACAGCGTTAGACACGGCATTTTTCGCGGCTTCCCATTTATCGCTGATGGTGTTTGCAATGCCCGAAAGGACTGGCGCAAGAGTGTCTTTAATTCCTGTCCATGACTTGCTGATAACTCCGCCGATAAGCGTCATAGCAGAGCTTATACCGCTGGTGATTTTGTCCCACGCACCTTGAACGGTGTCTTTGCAAGCGTCCCAAATGAGAGAGAAGGGTGCAGTAATAATCTGGAACGCGCCGGATATTAACGCACCTATGGCTTTGATAGTCGCGTCTACGATGTTGCTGATATTCTCCCATGCACTTTTTGCGATTTCCGCACAGTTTTCCCATATGAAAGTGAAGGGCAGGGAGATAATCTGCAATGCGCCGTCTAATATGCTTGCGATGAGCTTAACTGCGAACTCTATAATGTCCTTAATGCCGTCCCACGCGGAAGAACACGCGCCCGCAATGGAGTCCCAGATTCCCGATAAGAAATCGGCAATGCCCGTGAAAGTAGTTGTTATGAGTGAGGCAATAAGGCCGAAAGTGTCCGAGAAAAACATAAAAATGCCCGTAAGACTGCCCTTTATGACAGACCATACATTATCCCACAAATCTGCGAACCACTCGCAAATTTCGCCCCAGTTCTCAAAGACGAGAATCAGCCCTGCGATAGCGGCTACGACAGCGGCAATGATGGCGATGACCGGCCCCCACGCGGCAAGAAAGCTCCCTATTGCGGGAATGGCTGTAGCAGTCATGAAGCCGATGAATGTACCTATTGCGCTTGTGATAGCACCGATGGCGATAACGAGCTGGCCTATAATGAGCAGTACAGGCGCAAGGGCAGCCACGAACGCGCCAATAATAAGAATGGTGTTGCGCGTCCCTTCGTCCATCTGCTGAAGCCACTCAACCCAAGACTGTATTTTTTCAACAACAGCCCTTATGACGGGCATAAGAGCATCGCCGATTTGTATTGCGACTTCCTGCAAAGCGGACTTTAACTTTGTCAACTGCCCGTTAAGGTTGTCCTGCATGGTTTCAGCAATGCTTCTTGACTTGTCATCGCAGTTGTAGATGGATTCGGCTAATTTCTGGTAGTCCTCATCGGTAGCGGTGAGAATGGCCAGCATACCCGACATGTTCTGTTTTCCGAAAATAGTTGCGGCGTACTGAAGTTGCTGCGCCTGCGTCAATGTATCTTCAGAACTTGCGAGCTGTTTAACGATGTCGTCAAATTCTCTTGTTTTCCCCTGTGAATCTACCAGATCGACATTAACCTGTCCCATAGTAGCGCGGAGCGTGTCCATAACCTCTTTGAGAGATTTAACGGAGCCGTCAGCGTTATTCATCAGGATATTCTGACCCATAATTTCTTTTGAGACACCCTGCTGCTGTTTCTCAAGCTCTGCCTGTGCAGCTTTCAGCCTGAGCTGTGCTTTCTCAAGATTATTATGAGCTGCAATAACCTGCGGATTGCTTGAGCTGTATTTGCTGACAGCAGCGTTATATTTTTCCTGAGCTGTGCTGAGGCTCAGTGTTGCCCTCTCCACATTGTTATGAGCTGTTATCGCCTGTGCGCTGTCCGTTCCGTGCTGTCTGACTGCGAGGTTATATTTTTCCTGCGCTGCCTGAAGCCTTAATGTAGCTTCCTGAACCCTGTTCTGCGCTGCTGTAACCTGCGGGTTGTCATTGCTGTATGTTTTAAGAGCTGCATTGTACCTTTCCTGTGCGGTGCTGAGACTCAATGTAGCCTGTTCCACACGGTTCTGCGCTTTGTCGATTTTGGACTGGTCAATTTTCTGCACAGTCTCGGTAGTAATGTAGCCTAAAGCCATCATAGCCTCAGCCTGTTTCTTGGTAGGCTTCTCCAGATTGACGAGAGCATTTTTCAGCTCATTGCCCGACTGAGACCCCTTAATGCCGGCATTGGCCATAAGTCCGAGAGCCAGCACGGTGTCTTCAGTGGAGAATTTGAACGCACCCGCAGTAGAAGCTACATACTTGAATGACTCACCTAAAAGGCTGACGTTAGTATTAGCGTTAGTGCTTGCGGCGGCGAGAACGTCAGCAAAATGTCCGCTGTCTGACGCTTTGAGGCCGAAAGCGGTGAGAGCGTCAGTAACGATGTCTGATGTTGTGGCTAGAGATTCGCCCGAAGCAGCAGCAAGATTCATAATGCCTTCTATGCCGTTGAGCATATCGGCAGTTTTCCATCCCACATTGTTATCGCAGAGGCTTTTTATCCCCTGCATCTTACGGTTTCCCGCAAGGTCAGCATATATATTCACCCTCGTTTAACGTTAGGCATAAGTGACAGACTGTATCTGTCAGTGCCGGAGACTCGTGGGGGATTTATTGCTCTCAATAACGCTCATCCCCTATGCGTTACAAGGACTGTCTGATACACAGCCCTCTCGGTGTTGGCGTGCCAAAAGGTTTAGCGTTCACCGATTTTCCCCGGTTGAAACCATGTATTTCTGCATGGAAGGCCCGAAATTTAAGCCATGGCCATATATGTCATTGCCTGCGCCGCTTCCGAAGCGGAGAACTGAGTCTTTGCGCCCATCTCGCGGGCTTTGTCCCGAAGGCTGTCAAACTCTTCACCAGTTGCGCCGGAAATGGCCTTAACTTTGGACATCTGCGCGTCAAAATCAGCGGTAATCATAACCGCCGCTGTGCCAATTCCCATTATTGCGGCTGACACTGGAGCGATTGCCTGACCCGCGCCGGAGATTTTTCCGCCAATCTCCTGCATTTTGTCTCCGGCTGCCTGTAACTGCTGCGCCGCTACTGAGCCGAAATTCTTATACTCATTCTGAAGCGATTTGAGGCTCTGCTCGGTTTTGGCGATTTCCCGCGTCAATGCTTCCTGCTGTTGAATCGTCTGCTCGGTTTGAGGCGCGTTCTTCAGCTGCTCAAGGGCTGTTTTCTCCTCGTCCAGCTTTGTCTTTGTCGCGCTTATTGCTTCGGTCAGTGCTTTCTGCTTCTGCGTCAATAAGTCTGTGTTGCCGGGGTCTAGCTTTAAGAGTTTGTCAAGTTCCTTCAGGTCTTTCTGCGTACCCTGGATTTCTTTGTTGACTCCCTTTAACGCTTCAGTCAGTTTCGTGGTGTTGCCGTCAATTTCTATCGTTATGCCACGTATTGAACCTGCCAATGTATCCCTCCTTCCCTAGAAAGAATCAAAGTCTGCCTGACTTGCAATCCGGGCATAACTCCCGCGGTCATTGGCAGACTCTATCGACATATCAATGATTAGTCCCTCATCGACTTCATCCAGCTCTTGAATGGAAAAGCCCATCTGCTTTGCGCGGAGCATGAAAAGAGCCGTGTTGTATTCGCGCTCAGTCGGGCTTAGTCTTTTTTTGGGACTGACGTTGTAATCTTTGAGCCGAGATA